TCGATGTCTGAGTTATCAGAGTCACCCACATATCCTATATTCCAATCAAAGACGTTACTATCACCAGTAAACGTCATGTCGATGGTACTGCTGTCTAAAATGGCAGGCCCAAATAGTTGGTTGCTGTTACCGATTTGGTCAAGGTTGAAAGTAATACTTGTACCTGTCAAAATCATATCGGTTGCAACTGAACCATTCGCAATGGTTCCACCAAATTTATTTCCGTAACCAACTTGGTCGATTGTTAATACTAATGTATCACCCGACTGTTGTAGAAATATCTCGTTATCATCATCAGCTAAAAGGGGCATAACAGACATCGTCATTAAAAGTGCTACTGCATATTTTAAATTATGATTCTTCTTCATTTTCGTTTTCCCCGATGACTATTTCGTCATCATTATGAGGTGCATCTCGTCCCAGTATTTTCCAATATTTTCTATCATGTCCTTGATAAATCATTTGAAGAACAGCTGCTTCAATAGCAGACCTCGTTGCAAATGTCACTGACTCATTCTTTGTCACACCGTCCTCAATCTCGATGAGTTGGGTATCCATATCAACAAATTTGAAAACATCGAATCCTTGAGATACACTTAGTACAGTTTTCTTGGTTTGAACGTTCATAAGAACTTCCCCAGTCAATGTACTAACTGCTCTTAAGGAAACAATAATCGTATCTCTACGATAAGCAGTCGAGTGCCCTACGCCAAGCGTTCTTGCGCCTCGGCCACCTGTTTCCATGTTAGTATCATATCCGATGACTCCACCTTCTAATATAATACCAGCAAAAAGTAGGGGTTGAATTGTAGTCTTCTCGTTTCCTTCCCCTTTAAATTGTTCTCTTGTGCTTCTGACTATTTGTCTTTCACGCACAAGATTGTCTATTCCTTCTCTCTCAACTACACGGAACCATGTTCCACCACCCGCAGTTTTGAGTGCGTCTATCAACATTGCAGTAACACCTTGACTAACTGCTGTGCTAAATGTTGCGACTCCATCTTGTCTTTTTCTTTGTCCTGTTAAGTCTTGAAACCCATAGACTGCAATAACTGGCATAACCTCAGCTGCTGGCAGTTCTAATAATAATGCATACGCAGGCAACTTGATTGCTTCGGGGTCTTCAATACACTCCCCAACTGCATTCATTACCAGTGTAGTACAGGAATCCTTCATTACAGGAATACCCGCACAACCAGTCATTAAGAGTACCAGTAAAACTGTGGACAAAATCCCCTTCATTAGAATCCACCAGTCCCTATTGGAATCTCAATCGTAGTTGAAGTTCCGTCTGTACCCACAATGGTCATGACTATCCAATCGTCACATAAACCATCAGCATTACATATATTCTTTACTTCATAAGTAATAGTATTACCCTCTAATGAAAACGTACCGTACTGTGCACCTTCTTCATTTGAGAACATATTCTCAACTAATTGTTTTGATAGCTGAGCATAGATTCGTGATTCCAAATTTCTAATAAATTTAGCAAGGGTTGTATTATCAGCTTCTCTCTCTGCTTTCAGCAGAGCTGCCTTTATGTCTTCAGCAATCTTATCTGCTCTAGACTTTTCTTGATTCTCAATTGTCAAATAATGAGCGGAAGTTCCCTGTCCACTAAATGACGGATTCTTAAATTTGTGGACAAGTTCGTCCGCTTGTGTCGGATAAACGACACATATCATTAACCACACTATTAATGCAATTTTTGTTCCACTATCAATTTTCATTTTTATTTTCCTTAGCGTCCTCTATTAATTTTTGACGCTCACGATACTCTAAGACTGTGTTTACCTTTTGTTGTAAACGAAGCATGTCTTGGTCTAACATTCTAAGTTGGTCTGTCAATTTTATACTTGCGGTGAACATTCTTCCGAGTGCGGGTTTGACTTCTATGGTGATGAATTTCCACACATACCATATAAAGTACCCCATACCCATAGACATAACCATTGGGAAACCGAACTCTGCTATTAGTTGAGCAATGTTACCCATAAAGATTAGTCCCTTCTAGCGTCTATAGTTCCATCCTCAACAAAATTTTCTGCACGTGCAACTCTATCAATTGGTGGGGTGAGTTCCAATGCGCTACTAACTAGTAAATCTATTTTAATTATGTCGTTGTTCATTACACGTGCTCGTGTTTCAAGCATGTTAATGATATTTTCTGTGGATGCTATCTGACCTAGGACGGACTCAAATATATATTTGAGCGTCAGATAGATAAAGAATGCCATCACTACCGCTGTTCCGATAGGGATACCAACTTCACTTAAGAATTGAAATATGTCCATACACCTATTTATAGGTTTGGACTTGGTGAGAGTAGTATTTAGGGACAGTTTTTAGAGACTATGCATTACTACATAATCCACTGTCCCTTATACTTATTTTCTGATTTGTTTTATAATCTCAGATTTAGTCTTTGAAGACGTAACAACGATGTTATTGTTGTTAGCAAACTCAATCAATTCCTTCTTTGTGAACTTCATAAGTTTCTGTGCAGTTGGAGCTTTGAAAGATTTCTCTTTCTTAACTTCTTTCTGTACAGGTGGGGTTTCGGTAAATCTACTCGCCCAATCTTCATAAAAACGACCAAGTATATTTTTGTCACTAAAGACTAAAAACAGTGGCACCAAGATAATAAGAACTATAAATCCTAAATATACATCAGAAGGTTCCATAATATTCTCCATTATTTTTAATTATTTATTACAGTAAATTTTCTTCTTTTGCAAGAGTCCAAAGACCGAATCCTAATGCTGGCCAAGCCAACAGTTTAACAATAGGTGCAGCTGCTAATACTAACAGTGACATACCAATAATCATAGCACCGTCCCATGAGGTACGTTCTGCTAATCTTGATTTAACCCATCCTTTTATAAATTCTAAACTGAACATAAGTTCTCCTATTTGCGAGACTGAAGTTTATTGATTTCCTCTTCTAAGGTCTCTATACGTTTTTTGAGCAGTGGGTATTTCTGACCCCATTTTTGCTCTTGTTTTATAATATCTAACCCAATCTTATCTTCACACCATTTATCAAATTTCAATAGTGTAGGCATCATAAAGTTAAATGCGCCTGTTGTTGCCAACTTGACTACAATGTTTTTAAGTATTGTTAAAAAGAAACCAACCATGATTATATCCTCGTAGGGATATTTATCTAATCAATGGTCTTATTGTTGCCAATATTGTATTTAGGAGTCAAAACCCAGTCCTTTTTCTCTTTGAAAGGAATGATTTTGATTTGGGATAGGGGTGCAGTAGGTTCTACAATTACATTTGGTTTTAGAACCTTCAAGAGGTTCCATTGCTGAAGAAGATTAATAATGGTATTTCTTCTACCAATATCATTCTCGTCTAGGTTGCTAGGTTTACCGTCCAGTATGAACAGTTCTTTGAAGTGTGTGATGTAGTAGTGACCACGTTTGTGTAAGATGTGACAAGACTGGTATAACTCTTGGTCTTTTCTAGAGGCGACACCAATCCTAGTGAGGGTCTCACGTATTTTTAAAAAATCATCTTTTTCGGGAAATGTAACTTCGACTAAGTCTTTGACTTCATTCTCATAACTACTTTCCATAATCCTTACCACCTTTTACCATTCTCTTTTTCAACTCACGAACTTGTTTATCTGTAAGCACATCAGCATATTCTTTTGCCTTTAGATTGCTTACTTTATAATAGTCCTTTATCGTCTCTAACTTATTACTACTGTAGGGTTTAGACCAAGAAGAAAATCTTTGTCTTTTCCTAAGTATATTTAGATAAAAAAGGTATTGAAGGCGGTTATCCACACCGTGACGAATGTTCATTTCATTTGCAAAATAAACTGCGTCTTGATGATAAGATAATGCTTTGTTAGTTAAGAAGGGGGCGTATTGCTTCTCTTCGATATCATCTACCATGATATCTTTTTTAGTATGTGATACTGCTTTTACAAAGTCAAACGGATTAGTTTTCTTCATTAAGTTTTTCTCGAATACTGGTCAACAAGGTCTTCCCCCACTAACCGTTTACCAAAGGTACGTATCACCTTACCATTCTGTGAGCGGACGATGATGCCAGAATTGTACTCCACATCCGTCACAGAACCTTGTTCAAAATCCGTCTTGGATTCTTCAGTTTCGTAGTACATAGAAGTCATAGAATGAGCATGCATAGATGTAACACCTTTAGCCCATTCTTCTGCTTCCAACAACAAACGTTGTCTTTCAACTACTTCATCATGTTCACTCATTTAAATTTACACTCACTCATGATTTCAGTCAAACATGCCACAAGATTGATTTCAATATCGGCTGCGAATGCAGATTTGTATTGATAGTCTGCTATGATTAGCACACAGGCAGGAATCGATGACGGT